AGGTCAGCAATCATTATTATACACATTATTAGAAAAGCTATAAATCCAATTATAGACTTTTCATTCCAATTATTATCATCTTTAAATATATTCATTATTCAAATTGTTTTTTTACATCATTAAATATTTCCATACAGCATTCACATAAATTGTAAGTCATATTATAGTAAGGACTATCTGTTGAAACAAAAGTATTAACAGTTTCAGTTAATAATCTTTCTCCATTTTCTTCCATTTGACATATTGTGCATTTATCAGCCATAATTAAATTTATTTTATCTTTTACCACCGTCATATTCTACGGCATGTCCTTCTTTTACGAGGCAATCATTTACGCAAACTTTAGTTATCACGTCTTTACCTGCTATCTTATCTATATGCAATCTACCAAGAACCCTGCCATATTTACCAAGTTCTTGTGATTCTAATTCAAAGCAATTAGCAGCTCCATCTAACATTTCAATTAATCTTTCCTTTGCAGCTAACCCTAATTTCTTTTCTACTTTATTTCTAGTTCTAGATTCTGGTGCATTTATACCAGCTAGTCTAATTCTTTTTTTAATCTTAACATCAAAGCCAAGATCTATTTCTGCGTCAATAGTATCACCATCTACTACTCTTACGCACTTTGCATTGTAATTATACATCTTCAAATGTCTTTTGTTTAATACTCAAGAGCTCTGCACATCTTTCATAATTTTCATGATATTCATAGTGATCTATCATATCATCAAAAAGTTCTTCATCCGGCTCTTCCGAAGGATCATAAATCATAATAGCTCTCATGCCAAATTTTGATTTAGTTTCCAACAGCTTTTCAAATGTTGTTTTTTTAGTTAATATTAGATACGAATTATCAAACGCTTTATCTAATATTTCTTGTTCAACTTCATATTTTTCAGATTCACTTAGTTCTGGTAAATATTCATCATCGTGTTCTTCTGACATAGTTTTAAGTTATTGGGGTTAAAAAAAGTAATATGGTGCCACCGAAGCAGCACCATAAAACTAAACAAAATAGTTAGAACACTGTTATGCAACAGCAGTTCCAATCTTAATGTTATTGCATGCTGTAACTGAACTGTGAATGAACTTGTTGTTACCAGTTTCACTGGATGCAACAACTACCATTCCGTCTTTAGTCCATCTGCCAGCAGTGCCTGAAGCATTGCAGAATAAAGATATTTGTCTGCAGAACTCCTGAAAGTTAGCAGCCAAAACATCCATCTCAACAGTTATTAAATTTGTTGCGCCATCTTCGTCACCAATACCACCACCAGAAAAAATCATTCTAGCAGTAGAAGCATCTGCAGGCTCAATAGCAACTAAAGCATCAGCCGGCACCATTATTGCTTCTTCACTAGTATCATCACCTGCAATAGCAGCAGCAGTTTGGAAATACATAAATTTTCTCATTTCAAAAAAATTTTAATTAATAATTATTTTAATTACACGCGAAGAATTCCACGAATGGAATCATTATTCTCTTTTGTCCCCCCACTAATGTGAGTCATAACATCAGGATCATTGCACGGCATATATATCCCAGCACAAGCCCTACTGTAAGAAAAGCACATAAAAAATAACTTCTTCTTATAATATAATATACTAAAATTTTTTTTCCCAAAAAAGAATTCCCATGTATTTAGCATTGACGTTGGGTCCCTACTTTCGCCTCCCAAGTTAGTTTTTAGTGGACGTGTACCCCCTCAAAAGTTGAGACCAGGGACATGTTCTAATTTAAATGACTTAAACAATGAAAGTATTAGGAGTATTCAGTAAATTAGTGACAATGATAGAACGTGATGAAGTAACAACCGAAATAGAAGGAACAGACTACATCAGTAAACCTGCCATACGTGCTAAACGTGGTGTCTTTAGATTATACAACAAACAAGGTGATATTGTGGACCCAAGAACTGCAACGGTTAAAATCAAAGGTAAGAACGTTAAAATGTTCACCAAAGGTAAATCACCTGTTGGGATTAATCTTAGATTCACAGAAACCAAGTGTGTTGACCTAAAGACAGGTAGAGATTGTATCAATCTATATGAGATGGAGGTGTGTTAACACCTTCTCTCTTAAATTAAGAATTTAACCATACATACTCACTCACTACAATATTACTATCATGATACAGATGACAGCGTAATTCATAGTAATATTGTGGAGTGTTTGTACAAATTTGCCATTCAGGGTGGATTGGGTGGGGTTTGGGACCATTCTTATTTATTTTTGACAATTAATTTAAAAATGTGTGTGAATGTGTGAAGACTTGGTCTATTATACCACATAATACCACTTTATACCACAACACAAGTTAGTTAACACCATAATAAAGAATATAGCTATAACTATAGTAACTACAGACTGGATACAGATATTTAATTATCAAAATGTAAGATGGTTGAGATCCATTAACATTGTATCACTTGATAAGGTCACTTATATATAAGGCAGTAATACTATTTGTTATAGCTTTATGTTCTCTCTCTATAGGATAAGAGACATAGTAACCGCAAGGTTATAATCCAGAATTAAATAAATAGAGGTTTAATTTGAGATAATATCAACATAGGTCAGTAGGATGCTGGTGACGGATATTATTGGCAACTATCTACTCGTTAATCTCTAGAGGTAGATAGAAATATCAGAGGGTAAAATTAGAAGTACCTAGTCTATTAGGGATGTGGTTGTAGTATATGTGCACAATGTACTACAGCTCTCTCTTCTTATTACTCAATAGAATTATAAACTCACTTAAAATTAAATAAAATGGAAAAAGTATATTGGTATACCAAAGATAATGATATGATAGAGATAAATGATCTAACTGATAATCATTTATATAACATTCTATCTATGATCCAAAGAAAGCGTGGACATAATGATATGAGAATACGTGATGATCGTGAAATGAATCTTGAGCAATTAAGAACATTAATAACTGAAAAGAAATATATTGTAGAGACAAAATATAAAGAGTTTAATCAACACATGCAATATATACTTGATAAACATCATGAAGGTGGTTGGCATCCGGAAGATGATGAATATTATGATGATTGGTCTGATTATGATAGTAGATGCTACTAAGGGGGTAATCCTCTACTATTATTGTTTTGATTGTTGTACATTAACAATGATCTGGTGCTGGATAACACTGTTGAAACTATCCAACAATAACAGAATAAACTGTATAAATAGTTGCAATAATGCAATACTAACAATACCATAGTATAAAGTAAGAGTGAGTGGGTATAGATTAAGAGAGTAGTTACATAGCTACAATTACTCTCTTAATCTAGAGTTGCTCTAATAATAATAAATAAAATAATAGTCAAATGAATATAGAAAAACTAACATATAAGTTAATAAGTGATACAGTTGAGAGAAGAGAAATCAGTCCATTCATATTAAAAATGATGATATCATACTTAACAGATGAACAAAGAAGTACAGTCATAGATGAAATAATAAATGAACTTCCATCTATAGAATTTAATAAACATGATAAAATATGGTTTGATCCTAAAGATAATAAGTATGAACTTAAAGACTGTTATGAAGAAGATATAATGAAAGATAAGAAGTTTATGGATGAATATGGTAATATCAAAGGTATGATTATAAATGATAATAACTATTATGATAAAGTTAATCCTTATGCAACAGAATTTGTAGTATATGCTTACATAGGACATAAAGATGATGGGTCTCCTGAATTTAAGGAGATAAGAGTAAAAAGATCTAATATTTTAGCATTATGGAAGCCTTTGGAATAGTGAATAAAGATGTAGTCAGTGATCCTGAACTTTCATTACAAGCAAAAGGTGTATATTCTTTAATATGCACCTTTGCTAATAAAGAAAGAACTTGCTTTCCTTCAATAGGATTATTAGCTGATCTATGTGATGTAAATCCAAGCACAATACATAGAAACATTAACAAATTGAAAGAAAGAGGATATATAAAGAGAGTTGGTAGGAAATTTATTATACTATGATAGCTATACTACTAATATATATTATTCGTACTGTGTGTAAATGATTAGGGAATAACTTTGCAATAATATATATTTGCATATGATATATCAGTTACCAAATGGAAGAATAATAGAAATAAGTACAGAAATGTACTTTGAATTAACTGATGAAGAAATCATGGATCTAAATGGTCTAAGTAGTACACAAACTTCTGATATTACTAATCCTTTTTATAAATCTGTAATTAAAAAAGGCACTAAAGATGCCAAAGAAGAAGAAAAACCTGAAATATGGGACGTTGAAGAACGTGAACCTGATCTTGATGAAGTCAAGACTATAGAAAAGATGGATGATAAATATTTCCATCGTGATGATGTATAACGTATACACATATAATTAATTTAATAACTAAATATCTTTTTAAAAATGGAAAACAAGAAGAATTGTCAGGTAGTACCTGATACACAAGGGAATGCTATACGTGTTTCAAAGAACAACCCAGAATATGGTGTTGTTAGAATAACTCAAAGTAAATCTAAATATAATCAGAGTGGTTGGTTACAAAAATCCACTCGTTCTACATTAATCAGAGGTAAAGTTGAAGACCTTCAAGATGAAGGATACAATGTTAATACTGTATTAGCTGGTAATATTGTTGTTAGAGAACAATTAACACCATTTACTGATGATCCTAAATTTAGAGATAAAGATCTAAAGATGGCAGGTGATACCGGTATTATATGTACTGGTGTATGTCCAGAAAGTGGAGAATTATTACCTATCTATAGAAAAGATTTCTATGATGAAACTGGAACTTTAAGTGATGTTTTAGTTGCTCACGTAAATGGTGATGCAATTAGAGAAGCTAATGCTTCAACCACTGAAACAACAACAACTAAGACTAAATCTTCTACAAAGAAAGAAGAGAAAGTTGAAGAAAAGGTTGAAGAACCAGTTGAAGAAGTAGTTGAAATGGAAGAAGAAACATTTGAACTATAGGTCCATTAACACCTTAAGTTAATAATTTATTTCAGAAAGGAGGGCAGATCCGGAACCGGCTGCCCTTTTTTCATTATACCAATCCTTATAAACTCAATAATATGCTCACTAAAGAACAATTACTAAAAATACAACCAAATATAAAAAACTTTGAAGCTCAAAGGAAAATAGAAAGATATACATATTTAGGTATGTTATCTGAATACCAATTATACTTACAAAACAATCAAAAACAATTAGTATATTCTAAATTAAATCCCAAACAACATTTCTTATTTAAAAGAATTTTGCATGGTCTTAAACTATACAAAAGAGATGAAATAGAAAAAATGCATTGGGATAAGAAAAGAAGAATAACTAAAGTGTGGAAGAGAGGTCAAGATGTCATAAATCATTTAAAACAATGGGTATCATATAAACAAATGCAACCAATATTTCGTATATTTACTAAATCTGAATTAGGTAGAGAAATATATGAAATGCCATTTGAATATTTACCTGATTATAAGAATAAAATGACTCTTCAGGAGCTTGGATTAAATTATGAAGATTTAATTCTTAAGTTTATGGGAGAAAAATTATTACCAACAAATTATTTAAGTTTAAAATGAGACAGAAATCTAAGAAGATGCAGCAAATTGATGCAAAATATAGGATATTACGGAAGGGCTATCTGTTAAATAATCCTTTGTGTCATGCTGCACTTCCTGGATGTACTAATAGATCAACAGATATACATCATAAAAAAGGTAGAGGTAAATACCATAATGATGTAAGTACTTGGTTATCAGTATGTAGGAAATGTCATAATTGGATAGAACTTAATCCAATTGAAGCACAAGAATTAGGATTTTCAATAAGTAGAATATGATAGAATTATTAAAATATTTAGCAGATGTATTAACACCAGAACAACTTTTAACAGTTGCACATATAATATCAAAAAATCCTGATATGATAGATCAGGATACATTTATAGAAATAGTAAATGAAGTAAATGACTATGAAATGAGAAAGATAAGTGACAGTGAATACAAAGACATGGAAAAAAGATTTAATGATATGGATGAAATAAGATTTAATTCAAAAATATATAAACTATTAAAAGATAATAATATAGGTTTAAATTAATGGAAGTGAAAGAAATAACAAGAGATAAAGTACAAACAGATGCTTTAGATATAGCAATTAATAATAATAGAGCAACGCTCGGTATATCTATGGGTGTTGGTAAAACAAGAATTGCCATCAACCATTTAGAAAAACTATATGATGCATTTATAAGAGTTTTAGTTGTTGTTCCAAAGTGGTCTGTAAAAGACTCTTGGATCAAAGAATTAGAATTATTAGATAAAAAATGGGTAGAAGATCATATAGAGTTTACAACATATTTATCATTAAATAAACTTAATCCAAATGATTATGATATAGTTTATTTAGATGAATGTCATAGTTTATTGGAATCACATGAAACATTTCTTTCTGAATTTAAAGGTAGAATACTAGGTTTAACTGGTACACCACCTAAATCCGGTGAGAAATTAAAGATGGTTAATAAGTATTGTCCTGTTAAATATACATTTAGTGTAGATGATGCAGCTGACAATGATATACTTAATGACTATCAAATTATAGTGCATGAATTATCATTATCTAAAGTAAAAAATGTTAAAAAATCTACAAAAGATGGAAGAACATGGTATACTTCAGAATTAGCTGATTATCAGTACTTTACAGGAGCATTAGGAGATGCTCAAACACCCAAACAAAGACAATATCTCTCTATTATGAGAATGAAATCTATGATGGATTATCCAACTAAAGAAGCATATGCTAAAGGTTTGATGAGAAATATAGGTGATCAATGTATTATCTTTGCTAATACACAAGCACAAGCTGATAGAATGTGTCAACATAGTTTTCATTCTAAGAATAGTGCATCAGAAGATAACTTACAATTATTCAGTGATGGTAGAATAGATAAATTATCTTGTGTATTACAGTTAAGTGAAGGAGTTACTATACCTAATTTACGTCAAGGTATTATTATGCATGCATATGGCAATGAAAGAAAGTCAGCACAAAGAATAGGTCGGCTACTAAGGCTTAATCCAAGTGAGACAGCTACTTGCCATATATTATGTTATAAAAATACTCAAGATGTTAAATGGGTTAACTCCGCACTTAGCACATTTGATTCAGATAAAATTAAATACTTTAATCCTTTAGAAAAATGATAAATCAATTTAGAAAATGGTTAGCATATGGAACTGTTAACTCAAAGTTCAATCTATTTACATGTACAATAGTAGGTGAATTTATATTACTAATAATAACAGTAATATGTTTATGTAGTGTTATAAATTTAAAAAAAGAAAATAAAGAATTAAAACAAAAATTAAATAGTCGCACAGAATATCTGGAAACTATTAATAATGATGTTTTAGAACCATTAGGATTATGAAAAGATGTTGTTTATGTAGAGATGAAATTCAAGGGCACGGACATAATCCGTTGCCCTTATATAATAAAGAAGGAAAATGTTGTAGTGTTTGTAACTTAACTAGAGTAATTCCTGCAAGATTAAAATTAAAAGAATTTAGAGATGGCAAAGATGAAAAACATATTCATTCAAATGAAAAATGAACAATGGGAGGGAACTCCGGCAGAATATTTAAAAAAAATACTAAAAGAAAAAGAATATAAAAAAAATGTTGAAGACTTATACAAAAAAAATTAATGATTGGGATCTAGATGTAGAATATACTTATATACCAGCTGAACCAGCTACACATGATTATCCTGGTACAGGATCTACTGTAGAAATAGGAGCTGTTTATTTATGGAATGATGATGTTAACGTATCAACAGATGAACAAGTTGATATGTCTGGATTTTTTTATGAACTATGTCCTGAAGTTATGTATGAAATAGAAAGAGAAATAACAGAAGAACATGAAAATGAATAAAATATGGAAAAATGGAAAATTAATCAATATTGGTGTAATATTACAGCATTAATGATGATTGCAATAATTTTAATATTAATGTTATCATCATGTGGTGTAAAAAGAGAATGTCCTGGTGAAACACCATGGAGATGGAATAAAATTCAAAATTTAATATATGACTGATAAAGAACTTCAAGAATGGGAAGAAGAAGCTAAAGAAGCTGATAAAGATATTAAAACACTATTAAAATTTGCTGTTTTAATAGGTTTATTAGTAGCTATGGTTGCAATAATATTATCTGCATGAAACAAAACTTTTTCTCAATATTAAAAAAGAAAGATGGTGAACTTATTCACACTATAAAAGCTAAAGGAACTTTGTATAAAAAATGGATAGAAGAATTACCAGAAAATACCAAAGTAGAAATATTTGTTAGTGTATCAAAAGATGATGGTACTACTGCACAAATTGCAAAAATTCATGCTATGATTAGAGAAGTAGCAAATGATATAGGATACACCTTTAGTGAGATGAAACTACAAGCAAAAAGAAAAGCAGGACTCTGTTTTAATAAAGGGGGTTCAGAGTACTGCAAATCTTTTGCTGAATGTAGTAAGTCTGAATTAAATCTTGTAATTCAAGAATTAATTGAGATAGGTGATTTTTCAGGCATTAACCTTCGTTAGTGTCTGATTTTTCATCTTTAGATTCTTCATCCTTAGATTCTTCTTCATCTACAAATTTAAAACCATTTTCATCAGATATTATTGGTTTATAATCTTTAGTTATTTTATCAATTTCTTCAGATGTAATTTTGAATTCAGGATCAGATTCTACTTTTTCCATAAATTCAGTAACTATATCACCAACAGATTCATCAGTATTAATTAATTTTCCTTGTTCTTGAGCTTGAAGATTAATTTCAGTTAATAAAGACATTATAGTCCAGATTGCCATATCACTTGGAAATAAATCTTTTTCAGGATCTTTTATACCTTCAAAATTTGTCTGAATATTAAGTAAAGCACGTATTGTTTCCTCTTTAGTCATACGTGAAAAACAAAAATTCAATGTATCTTGAATTGCAATTTTAAACATACCAGAAATAGGAACATTAACAAGAGCATCAGTAGGAATATAAAATGATTTATCTTTATAAGCATCAGAGTTTTTAAGATCAAGTTGAGCTTTTCTTATCTCATCATATCTTTTTTTATCATCAATCTTATATACTTCTTTTAATTCTTTTAATTTTTTCTCATCATTAAAAATCATTTTAGCAAAATCATCTGTAATTTTTTCAGTTTTATTTTGTTTCTTTTTTTTAGCCATGTTTTTTATTTCTTTTTTTCATTAATTCAATAAACAAAGATACATTTAAATATTGTATATCTTTTTCTTTCTCAATTTCATTGAGTTCATCTAATGTAATATAGGTTCTAAAATCATAATACATAGTGCAAATATATAATAATAAAATAGATAAAAAAACAATAAGAAAGATTATTTTTTCTTATATTTGTAAACCTTTAAACAAATCAACAATGTTCAAAGAAGATATTTTAGAAATGACTAATGAAATTCAGAAATTTAAATCTGAATTTGAGTCAAGATATGATAAAAATTTAAACATATTAATAAGTGATAAATCTGATGTGATTGTTAATATAAAACAATGGGAAGATGAAGTAGAAGCTATGAAAGAAGCACATCAAATTAAAACTATAGAAGTACTTGAAAAATTAGTACTAGGGACAATGAGAAAATTGTATCCTGAATTTAAAATGAGATCTTTAGGAAAAGATTGTAGAAAAAGAGAATTTGTAATATTCAAACAACTCTTTTGTTTTATGTGTAATAAAATGGGATTTACTTTACAGTATATTGGATCACATATTAATAAACATCATGCAAGTGTAATACATAGTGTTAGGCAAGCAAAAAGTTTATTAGATATTGGTGATATACAGTTTACAGAAGCTCATGAAGAATTAAAAAGAAATATTAAAAATTATGTTAGAACTATTCCAGAAGATATTAAAAGACAAACTTACACCGAACCAATTGCTTCTCTTATATGGGATCAAGAATAAAATTTCTTTTCCTATACAAAACAAACAATATGATGCAGGAGCATTAATTAAATTAGATTTGGTAGTATATAAAGAGGGCCCAATGTATTCAATAACTGCAAAAGGTAAAAGAATTTGTGCTAAATATAATAATTATTTTGCTGTAAATAAAAAAAGAACATCTAAACAATTAATGGGTAAAGATTATGCTGAAATGCTTAAAGCATACAGAGAAGTGTTTCCTACAGGTAAATTACCAAGTGGTAAACCAGGTAGACAAAATGTAAAAACTTTAGAAAATGCATTTAGATGGTTTTTTGAAACTTATGATTATACATGGGAAGAAGTTGTATATGCAACAGTTATGTATATAAATGAATATAAAGAAAAAGACTATATGTATATGAAAACAAGTCAATACTTTATATGTAAGTCAGATAAAAATAAAGTAAAGCATTCAGAATTAGCTGATTATTGTGATATGGTTCGTGATGGAGTACACTTGATAGAAACAAAACATTTCAAAGAAAAAGTAGTATGAGTCAAATTAAACCAGCATGGGACGGACAATATCAGTCATTTAATGAAGCACTGAAATATATGTTAGCTAGGCAGAGTGGTAAAGAGAAATCTATACAAACTCCATGGCCTAAGTTTAATGATGCTATAACAGATGGATTAGAATGGAATACTCTTACTGTAATTGGGGGTAGACCTGGTTCTGGTAAAACATTAATTAAAGATCAAATAATTAGAGAGTCTTTCATTCTTAATCCTGAAGAAGATTATAGAGTGCTTGAGTTTCAATTTGAAATGGTAGGTAGAACATCAGCATTAAGAGAATTTAGTTCTTTAACAGGTAAAACTTATAAAGAATTATGTAGTGCAGGAAGTATACTTACTAAAGATACATTTGATAAATGTCATATGTATGCTAAAGATAGGATTAAAAGTCCTGTTGATATTATTAGCACACCTATGACAGTAAATCAAATGAGAGATCAAGTAGACATTTACATGAATATGCATCAAAAGAAAACTATTATCACATTAGATCATAGTATTCTTGTTAAAAGAGCTCCTTATCAAAATAACAGATTAGATATGTTATTTGAATTAGGTGAGTTCTTTACTGAAGTTAAACGTAAATATCCTTGCATGTTTATATGTTTATCACAATTAAATAGGAACATAGATAATCCAGATAGAGCAACTAACGGTAAGTATGGTAATTATGTATTAGAATCAGATATATTTGGTTCAGATGCAATGTTACAACATGCTGATACATTAATAGGTATTAACCGTCCTGCTAAACAAAAGATTAGAGAATATGGTCCTGATAGATATATAATAGAGGATGAAAGAACTCTTGTATTACATTTTTTAAAAGCAAGAAATGGTGATACAAGAATGAGTTTCTTCAAAGCAGAGTTTGAAAATATGAGAATAACTGAGATGGATACACCACCTCAACAACAAAGAAGATAATATATGACACCACAAGAAAGAAAAGAAAAAGTATTAGAATTAAGAAAAGAGCATGAAAATTACTTTCAAAAAGAAGGTAATATAAATGCATTATATATTCCAAAGATGGCATATAGACCATCAGGTAAAGATGAATTACATGTATCATTCTTTCCTAGTGAACTACAGAAAAATAGAGATATTTATACTGAGTTTGTTAGTATTGAATATGATTCAGAAGATCCTAAAAGAACATTGTATCTATTAGAACATAATCCTACATGGGATCAAGAATATGAAATAGTAACAAGTAGTTCAGGATTTGAAAGACATATTGTGCCTGTAAGCAATCTTAAAGTAATAAATGATATTACTGATAGATCTAAAGTTAAAGAAGCAGTTAGTTTAACTAATCCGGATGAAAGAGATATAGTAGATGTTTTAAAAGGAATTGAAAGAGCATTATTAAGTATTAATCAAAAATTAAGTAAGTAATGGCACAAAGTGTATTAGTTATAGCTGACTCTGGGTCAGGTAAGTCAACGTCAATTAGAGATTTAGATCCTAAAGAGACGTTTATAATTAACATTGCTAATAAACCTTTACCATTTAAAGGATGGAAAAAGAATTATACAGCAATCAGTAAAGATAATCAAAAAGGAAATATGACACCAGTGTCGTCTTCTGCAGGAATTATGAAGGCTATGATGCATGTTAATGATAAAATGCCTCATATAAAAAATCTAATAATAGATGATTGGCAATATATGTCCAGTTTTGAATATTTTGATAGAGCTCATGAGAAAGGATATGATAAATTTACTCAAATTGCAGCTAATTTAGCTCAAGTAGCTAAGTTACCTAAAGATATGAGAGATGATTTATATATATTTTTTCTTACACACTCTGAAGAATCAACAGATGTGAATGGTCACAGAAGAGTTAAAGCAAAAACTATTGGTAAAATGATAGATAATACATTAACTTTGGAAGGTCTATTCTCTATAGTTCTCTTTGGTAAAGTTGTCAAAGATGAAAATGATAAGTTAAGTTATGTATTTGAAACAGTTAATAATGGGGAAAATACTTGTAAGTCACCAGACGGTATGTTTGCTGATGCACGTATAGATAACTCATTAAAAGTTGTTAAAGATGCAATTATTGAATATGAAAATTAATTAAGATGAATGAAACAAATTTAAAAAATAAGAAAGTTATGTTAAATACTAAAGACATGTCTGCAGGAAGCGGACGCACAAAACCTGTATTAGATCCAGGAAACCACGTAGTAAGAATTAATTCTATTACATTAGATCAAACACCATATGATTCAGAATCATATAATATACATTTACACGTAGAAACAGAAGCAATTGGTGATACTTTTGAAGGTTTCTTTAGAGATTATAATAATCAATCATTAGGTAGATATGATGGTCAAGTTGGAAGAGTAAGAATTAGTCCTTTTCCATTTAAAAATGCTACATTACCAAGTGGTAGAGAAATTAATAGAGATCAAGAGATCTTAAAGCATATGATTACTGTTGGTGAAACTTTAGGTATGAGAGATGGTTTAGATTCTATTGAAGCAGAAACTATTGAAGATTTTGTAAAAGAGTGTAATAACTTATTTACACAAGGTGAAAAAGGTTCTGTATTTATGAACATGTGTATAGGTGGTCGTGAGTGGGAAAATAAAGAAGGTTATATAAATAATGATCTTTTCTTACCACGTATATCTAAAGATGGTATTCCTATGGAAGCAATAGATGCAGAAAATTCTAGATTACTTAAGTTTGATCGTGCTGTGCATGTTAAAGCTTTAGTTAAGAAAGACATTTCTCCAAATGGTGCTGATGAAATACCATTTAAAGCAGATTCAGGGTCAGGTTCTGATTTTGAATTATAATTTAAATACATCCTAAGTAAATACGGTATCTGCAGTACCTGTTAATAAGCTTAAGTATTTACTTGTATCAGCCCTGGCCAGAGTAGACGAAGTAAAAGAGTTTTTTGGAAAACAAAAATGTTCCTTCAGTCTAACGTGAGGAACCGGTGGATGTATTTATTAATATTGTAGGATAATAATAACTTAGTAAGAAGTTCTATTGGTCTTACCTACAACGGTGGACACACCGCATAATATAGGTCAATAGATTTAGTTAACAAATATAGGGACACTTACTTGTCCCTATATTATTTTAAGGATTATGATAAGTACAAAGAATCTCATATTAGATGGATCTAGTGTACCAAGTACTTGGGTGTTTGAGTTCTATCTGGATTTACCAGAAAGATTAAATGGACAGAATGTACAGATCAAATCTGTATTTCATCCATCAGAAAGAACTCCAAGCATGTGGATATTTGTAGACAAAGGTCAATATAAGTTTAAAGATTTTTCAACAGGTAAAGGTGGTAATAGAATAGATTTAATTAAAGAGTTGTTTGGAATGAATTATTCTCAAGCAGTATTTAAAATAGGTCAAGATTATAATAAGTTTATTACAGAAAAAGGTGAGTATTCTCAATCTACTATAAAACCACAGGCTAAATATAAAGTTGATGGTATAATGACAAGAGATTGGAATCAATATGATAAAAAATTTTGGTTACAATTTAATATAGGTGAAAATATATTAAATAAATACAATGTAAAACCACTTGAATATTATCACATGGTCAAAGAAAATAATAAGATAACCATTAAACAACCTTATATATATGGTTATTTTAGTAAGAATGATATTTATAAGATTTATCAACCAAGAAACAAGAAGTTTAAATTTATTAAAGTTAAACCTCAACTTCAAGGATTAGATCAATTGGAATACAATCAACCTTATCTTATTATATGTTCTTCTTTGAAAGATGCAATGTGTCTAAAACAATTTGGATATAACATTGAAGTTATTGCACCTGACTCAGAGAATACTATAATAAAACCTTATATTATTGAAAATCTTAAGAAAAAGTATAAAAAAGTTGTAACTTTATTTGATAATGATGTTGCAGGACATAATGCAGTTAATAAATATAAAAAACTGTATGACATTTCCGGCACATGGTTAGATAGTAGCAAAGACATTGCTGATCTTGTAAAAGAGAAAGGCTTTGCTGATGCTCATAAAGAAATAAAGTTAAAACTTAAAAGCATATTATGAAATGGTTTATACCAGGTAACGTACCCTCAAGTAAAAACGGAAGAAGATGGACAGGAAAATACTTTATTTCAAGTAAAGCTACTATGAAATATAGAAAAGAAACTAAAGAATATTATAAAAAATATAAAAAAGAGTTTCTAAACGCATTGAAAGAATGTGAATTTCCAGTTAAAATATCTTTTAAATTTATTAGAGGTACTAGACATAAGTTTGATTATATAAATCCTGCACAAACAGTGCAAGATGACATGGTTAAACAAGGATGGTTACCTGATGATGATTGTTCATTATTAATACCTGTATTTGAACCTTATGAATATGATAAGAAAAATCCAGGTGTTGAAATAAAACTAATAAAAGATGGAAACAAAACTAAAAAGAAACATAGCAGTTCAAGTGATTAAAGATCACAATATATCAAATATAGAAGTAGATTATAGTGGTGGTGGTGATGATGGGTGTATAGATGAAGTCAGATTTGAAGACATTGATGGAAATAGCATTGATGTACAAATGGAAAAAGAAGTAGATAGAGAATGGGATGACTTATTATATAATATGTTAAGTGATAACATAGAGTGGGATTGGATTAATAATGATGGAGGATATGGTCAAATGTTAATTGATTGTACAAAAAGTCCATGGAGTGTTAAAATTAATCACACACAACGTATTTGTGAAGATCATTACTATGATAATATAGACTTTGATACTGAAGATAAAAAATTCTTTTAATGGCACACCCAAATATTCATGCCAATTCTTCTGTAAAGAAGTTTGGTGGAAGGCCTGATGATTACATACATATACACAACTGGTTAGATGCAACAAAAAGTTGGGTGGGCAATCACTTACACAGAATGTTTCGTCATCATAGTGAAGGTATATTTGAATGTGAGAGAAAATTCGGGCCAGTATTTACAAATTCAGATGGTAAACCTGTTTATACAAGATATGTTGCAGAGCAACATGTAAGAGAGGATTGTAATAATTACATTCCTTCTGCAAAAGAATGGTTAGATAATATACACAAGAAGAAACTACCCTTGTGGATGATTAAAACAATGAAAATCAATGATTAGTTTAAAAGAATATAAAAAATTGAGAGAACTCCTCCACGGATCTGATGAAGATTACAACGTAGGCTGTGAGAATATAAAAAACATGAAAGAAGTAACATCTGTTACAAAAATGATGTTTGCCAAATCTTTAATGTTTGGTAGAAGACAGGACTTTTGTGAAAAATTTAAGTTAGATAGTCATGCTGTTAAAGAATGGAATGAAATGTTTAAAGAACTTGATGCTACTTTAGGTATAAAAAATGAACAAGAAATTATAGAATGGGAAGTACATCAACAAATGCTTCCTGTTTTTAAAGATACTTGGAAATTCATTAAAGATGTTAAAATTGAACTTGATTGGGAGCATGAGCAACCAATAAGAGAGTTAACTAATGAAGAAAAAATTATAATAGAAGAAGCATTATTAGATGAAGAATAAATTAACTACATATAGAGCAGTAGGTCTTGCTGAAGGATTTGAAGAAGGCACTGAAGAAGAAGTAATAGAAGCTTGGCAATATCTTCATGACACAGGTCATGCATATAATTTACAAGGTTGGTTCGGAAGAACAGCACAACAATTAATTAAAGAAGGAATAATAAATGAATGATATACAAGACAAACTAGCAAGAGCTTGTAAGTCACTAATATTGAGAGAGCCCTTTTATGGGCTCTTTCTTATTGGACTTAACAAGAAAATAAGAAAGGACGTCCCAACAGCGGGTGTCAGTAAAAATGGTATAGGTATACAATTATCTATTAACCCGGATTTCTTT